CCTATGCGCGGCGGAATTCGGCTCTGATGCCGTGTTACCACCCTTGGACGGCATATCAGTACGCTGATGGAACGGTTAAATCAGTAGAGCGCAAAGGCGACGTCGTTCGTACTCTTACGCTCTCCTGTGGTCGGTGTGCTGGTTGCCGTTTGGAGCGATCTCGTCAATGGGCTACCCGCTGCATGCACGAGGCACAGATGCATGAGCAAAACTGTTTTATCACACTTACATACGCCGACCCACTACCTTCAAGGTCACTTGTGTATGCTGACTTTCAGCTTTTCTTAAAAAGATTAAGGAGGTCACTTGGGAAAAAAAAAATCAGGTTCTACATGTGTGGAGAATACGGAGAAACGACACAACGTCCTCACTTCCACGCTTGCATTTTTGGACACGATTTTGAAGACAAAAAATATTTCAAGACTGATCGTGGTAATCGTCTTTATACTTCTGCTACTCTTGACCGTATATGGGGGTTCGGACAATGCCTCATCGGTGCAGTTACTTTCGAATCTGCTGCATATACTGCAAGGTACATTATGAAAAAAATCACCGGTGATCAAGCTGAAGAACATTACACGCGTGTGGATATTGAAACCGGTGAAACTTACAAACTCGAACCTGAGTTCTGCCACATGTCACTTAAACCCGGAATCGGGGCCCCGTGGTTACAAAAATATACTTCTGACATCTATCCTGATGGTCAAGTAGTAGTCCGAGGAATGAAAACTAACGCTCCAAAGTACTATGAAAAAAAGTATAAAAAGATGGAGCCGCTTCAATTCGAAGAAATTGAATACAAACGTGAATTATTGCGAATTAAATCATTTCCTGACTCAACAAATGAACGACTCAAGGTACGCGAGCAAGTGGCGCACGCTCGTATATCTCTTCTAAAACGCGCCGTATAAAGGAGTAATCATGGCTACTCAAAAAATAGTTGCTATCATGGATCATGCTCTCAATATATACATGCGTCCATTTTTCGTGATCTCTGAAGGTCAAGCAACAAGGATGTTTCGGGATGAGGTCAATCGAACGGCAGAAGATAATCAAATGAACAAGCATCCTGAAGATTTCGATTTGTACTGCATCGGATATTTCGACGAAGAAAGCGGATTTATTAATCCTGAGGAGTTTCCTAGACTGCTATGTCGCGGAAAGGATATGCACGAATTACGGCAGTAGCCGTTTGGGGGGGGTCAAAACCTCCCCCTTTTTTTTAACTTATGGAGAAAACTATGTTCCGTAACAAATCAGTTGATGTACATCAGTTCGCTATGGTGCCGAAATCGGACATTCCGAGATCAACTTTTCAACGGCAATCAACACACAAGACAACTTTCGACTCCGGTTATCTCGTGCCGGTATTCTGCGACGAGGTACTACCCGGTGACACTTTCAGGCTGCGCATGACTGCATTCTGCCGTCTTTCTACTCCGTTATTCCCGGTGATGGACAATCTTCACCTTGACAGCTTCTTCTTCTTCGTACCTTGCAGACTTGTTTGGGACAACTTTCAAAAATTCATGGGGCAGCAAAATAACCCCGGAGATAGCATTAGCTATGTCATACCGCAACAAGTCACACCGGCCGGCGGTTATGCCATCAATTCATTGCAGGACTATTTTGGTTTGCCTACTGTAGGTCAAGTCGCCGGAGGTAACACCGTTTCTCACAACGCTCTACCGTTGCGCGCATACAATCTGATTTGGAATGAATGGTTCCGAGATGAAAATCTTCAAAATTCGGTTACGGTAGACAAGGGAGATGGGCCCGACACAGTAACAAACTACACGCTGCTTCGCAGAGGTAAAAGACATGATTACTTTACCTCGGCTTTGCCGTGGCCGCAAAAGGGCACGTCTGTATCTCTACCCCTTGGTACTACTGCGCCTGTATTTGGCAATGGTAAGGCGCTCGGACTCACGGTAGATGGCACAAACGGTTACGGAGCTGGATATATTGCTGGTAACTCTATCGGTGTGTATGCGTCGAACCTTAATGCTGCCGTTGGGACTGCTAATGCGGGCGGACAACCTGCTGCGGCAAAAGCTATTGGAGTCGTAACTTCCGGCGCTTCTGGACTATTCGCCGACCTCTCCGCTGCTACTGCCGCAACCATCAATCAACTACGGCAATCCTTTCAGATTCAGAAATTGCTCGAACGCGATGCGCGAGGTGGTACTCGATATACGGAGATCATTCGCGCACATTTCGGAGTTGTCTCCCCTGATGCTCGTCTGCAACGTCCTGAGTATCTTGGTGGTGGTACATCTCCCATTACTATAAATCCAATCGCCCAAACATCGGGAACATCTGCATCTGGTACGACTACTCCACTTGGCACCTTGGCCGCAATGGGTACTGCTCTTGCTGGAGGTCATGGTTTTACCCAGTCATTTACAGAGCACGGTTATGTAATTGGCTTGGTCAACGTACGCGCTGACCTTACCTATCAACAGGGACTCAGAAAAATGTGGTCCCGATCAACACGGTACGACTTTTACTTTCCCGCTTTCGCAATGCTTGGCGAACAGTCAATTCTCAATAAAGAAATCTACTGCGATGGATCAGCAAATGACGCTAACGTTTTCGGATACCAAGAACGATGGGCTGAGTACAGATATTTTCCGTCTATGGTTACAGGTTTGTTTCGCTCAACAGCAGCAGGAACGATTGACGCATGGCACCTCGCGCAAAAATTTTCTAGTCTCCCGACCCTGAATACGTCATTTATTCAGGAAACGCCACCGCTTTCTCGAATCGTAGCGGATGGTGCAGCGGCTAATGGTCAACAGCTACTTTTCGATTCGTTCTTCGATATAAAGACTGTGCGACCGCTTCCGATGTATTCCGTACCCGGTCTGATTGATCACTTCTAATCATGGCTTTCGGATTCGATGACGTCATTGGCCTTGCCGCTCCGATTATTTCGGGAATTTTCGGAGCGGAAGGCCAGAAGGAGGCCAATGAGGCAAACGCTGAGCAAGCGCAGCGCATGATGGACTTCCAGGAACGGATGTCCAATACGGCTTATCAAAGGGCCGTCGCTGATATGAAAGCTGCTGGCCTTAATCCAATGCTTGCTTATTCGCAAGGTGGGGCATCAACACCGGGAGGAGCTCAAGCTCAAATTGGCAATAGAGCTATTGCAGGACTAAATTCTGCTGCTGCTGCTGCGCAGGTATCGCAAACAAAAGCATCGACTGAAAAAACGGAGGCTGAAACCGAAAATACTAAAGCTGATACTCAGATCAAGTTATCACAGCCTGATTTGATCACCGCTCAAACTCGTGCTGCATTAGCATCTGCTGGCCAGCTTGAAACTGTAACAAAACAAACCGAGCAAAGGATGCAGATGTTCGAAACCGAGTGGGAAAAGATGAAGGCAGAACTGGGAATAAAAAGATGGCAAGAGAGAGAAGGAGAATATTCTCTCAACTTAAAATCAAATGAAGCTTATCAATCTAACCATACGCTACGTGCAAAAATAGATCAGGCGATAGCCGAAGCGAAAAATTTGCAATCTATGGCGAAGATAACCGAGCTTAAAATCCCAGGTGCAGTAAATGAAGCAGCCTTCGAGCAATCAATGTCTGAAGGTGCTGCCAGGCAAATCGACTTCGCAACAAGGCAAGCTGGTCGTGTATTCAACTCAGCCTCACAAGTTCAGAAAGCTTTTAATCCTCTGAAAGGAAAATGACATGAAACAAACTGAAGATGAAATTATTCAAGAACTTAAATTCGATCCGAACACCGGAGAAATTTACTCTCTGGGACGTCCGTTCGTACGATCTGCGTACAATTACGATCGCAATGCGGCATCAGACGAATCAGCTCTTGAATGTCCAGAACCTACGATGACACAACAGAGCTTCGCCCAAGAGGTCGATATAAATACCATTGTCAAAAGATTCGGAATTTCTGGAGAAATGCCTACTGGCATCAGAATGCCTACCTATGGAGATTTTACTGGAGTATCAGATTTCCACACGGCGATGAACGCTGTAGCTCTGGCAAACGAATCCTTTGACGCTATGCCAGCCGAAGTCCGCGCAAGGTTCAATAACGATCCAGAGCAATTCGTGCATTTCTGCTCTGATCAAAACAACCTGGATGAAGCTCGTAAAATGGGCTTGGTGCCTGCCGCAGAACTTGAAAAGGCAGCAAATCTAACCCAAGCCACAAAACCGCTTACAGGCGGTTCTACGCAGGCTCCGCAAGAGCCTGCCAGCCCTCCCACTACTTGATGTAAGAGGGCTAGGTGACACCATGTCACCTTAATGGGGGGTATGGGGGTGGCCGAATGGCCTCCCCCATAAAGACAAGTTTTTCTTTTTAAAGACAATTTAGGCGATTCAAGACCCTGCTAAATCTAAAATATGCAACAAGGGCTTGATTCATCGGCTTATTAGTCTTATTCTTAAATCTCATATCACTTAAAAAGGAGCATTTTATGCGACCTCTCAAACGCAAACCCGTTCATAAATCCAAATCATCTCGCCAGTTCCGACGAAACGTCGGACATACTAAAGCCCTCAATTTACAGGGCTCACCTATGCGCGGCGGAATTCGGCTCTGATGCCGTGTTACCACCCTTGGACGGCATATCAGTACGCTGATGGAACGGTTAAATCAGTAGAGCGCAAAGGCG